ACTTGATCATCATTACATAGGAGAGCATAGCAAAACAGGCCCTCGCATCGGAGGACCTGTCTTGCGTAAGGACTCAGGCATTATTAAGGGGAGTATGCATATGAGTACGATTGTATACAGTATACTGTATACAGTATACTGTATACTTGTATTCTAGTCTTTTCTTTTCAGTCTGTCAATGCTATGATATGCGTGAGGTGATATCATGGCAAAGAAACAAAATGAATATGATGCCTTAATGAAGGAATACCGGAAACTTGCGAAACGGGCTGATCAGAGACTGGTCCGTCTGGAGCAGTTGTCAACTGATGCAGAATTTAAGAGTGTTCTGAAATATTCCTATAAGAATGCTATGAAGGCAGTGAAAAAATGGTCAGGGGAGATGGCTACTCGATTTAATACAAAGCCTCCGGGAACAGAAAAAGAACTCCGGGGTAAACTTGCGGATATTAAAAAGTTTTTATCCCGTGTGACAAGTACGAAAAGAGGAATTATATCTGTATATAAAAAACGGGCCAGTACGTTAAATGAAAAATACGGAACAAAATTCACATGGCATGATTTAGGTTATTTCTTTGAATCTCCGGAGTTTGAAAAATACGGAAATGAAGAGACAGGATACGGATCCAAAACATATACGATGGCCGTCGGAGTGATGCAGGAGAATGAAAAGAACCTGGTCAAGGCCATCAAACAAAAGGAAAAAATTGATATAAATGTAAAAGATGAAAAAGTAAAAGAGGCTTTTCAGGATCTTCTTAACAAGTACGGTCTGGATTTTAAGCATTTATATAAGAAATAGGAACAATGACAAGGGGAGAATTGTATCAGATCCGGCAGGAGTATTTTTCTGCCGTTCCATATGAATGTATCTTTTATCAGAATTTTGACTTCACCATGTTGAAAAAGATCATGTATATAACCAGGAGAGGCAGAAATGCATCTTCTTTTTCCGACTGCATTATCATGTTGGATACAGAGACATCAAAAGCCAGGGGAGGTGATTTCCTGGGAGAAAACTATATAGTTGCCTGGACGATCTCCATCCGTGCGTTTCATCAGAACATTGTCACATTATACGGACATAAACCATCCGAGTGTGTAGACTGTATCAACCGGATGTGTGATCATCTTCCTGGGGATAAGGTGGTCTGCTATATTTTTAACGCCTCCTATGACTGGGTGTTTCTTCGTAAATTTTTCATTCAGGCATGGGGAGAACCTGTGAAACAGTTGAACACAAAGCCTCATTATCCGATCTATATTGAGTTCCGGAACGGATTCATCATCCGTGATGCCCTGATCCTTGCACAGAGGAAGTTGGAAAAATGGGCAGAGGATTTCGGTGTGGTTCATCAGAAGGCGGTCGGTTCCTGGGATTATGACCTGATCAGGCAACAGGATCATCAGTTTACGGATGAAGAACTTCATTATATTGAGAATGACACACTGGCCGGAGTTGAATGTCTGGATGTGCTTATGCAGACTTTGGATAAAAAGATCTATTCCATTCCATGGACCGCAACCGGGATCCCAAGGGATGAAGTGAAGAAACGGGGAAAAGCCAACAACGGATATCGGAATTTCAAACAACAGGCCTTAAATTATGAACAACAGAAAATTATGGAGAAGGTGTTCCATGGAGGATACACGCATGGCAACCGATTGTATTATAATGATACAATCTACGGAAAGATATCATGCTACGATTTTGCATCCTCATATCCTTATGTTCTCCTGTCCGAGAAATTCGGATCCGAGAAGTTCACCAGGATGAAAGACCGGTCTATGTGGGATATCCTGGCAGACAAGGATAACAATGCGTATTTCTTTAAACTGATCATGTATAAGGTAACATTGAAGGATCCTCTGTTTCCTATGCCGTGCCTCCAGTTCTCAAAATGCACAAGGACAATCAATGCGGAAGTAGACAACGGACGGATCATCTCCTGTGATGTGGCGGAGATTTGGATCACGGAGGCTGATCTGGAAGTGATCGCAGAACAATATGATATTGAAGAACACATATGCATCAATGTCTATGCATCACATAAAGAATATCTTCCGAGATGGTTCACGGATTATGTGTTTGAACTGTTTGAGGAAAAGACCAGACTGAAGGGGAAAGACCGTGTTCTGTATAACATCGCAAAAGGAAAACTAAACAGTTTATATGGAATGACGGTCCAGAGGCCTGTTCCGAAGGATATCCGAGAGGATTATCTGACGGGGGAATATACCGAGGAGGACAGTCAGGATCCGGAGGCCGAATATGAAAAATATATCAAGAGAAGGACAAATGTCCTGAACTACCAGATCGGTGTATGGGTGACCGCATATGCGATGCGGAACCTGTTCCGTCTGGGGAAATGTGCGGAAACATGGTTATATTCGGATACGGATTCCTGTTACGGACTGAACTGGGATATAAATATGGTAGAAGATTACAACAAAGAATGCATGGAAAAACTCCATAGAAACGGATATGGAGCCGTCAGGCATAATGGTCGTGATTACTGGCTCGGAGTGGCAGAACTTGACGGGACCTATTCCGAATATAAAGAGATCCATGCAAAATGTTACTGTGGCAGATCCGAGGAGGATGGTCAGCTTCACATCACTGTGGCCGGGGTTCCAAAGAAGGGAGTCGAGGTCCTCCAGGATGACATCAAAAACTTCCGGCCGGGGTGCATCTTCCCTGGAACGGCGACAGGAAAGAAAACATATACCTATTTTTTCATGGATGATATCCATGAGTTAAATGGGAATGAAGTAGGGGATTCCATCGACATGAGTCCGTGTGATTATCTTTTATCATCTGTGGTGACATGGGAAGATCTGACAAAAAATAAATTTATAGAGGTGCCGTTTTATGAATGACTGGAGAACAAACAAAGATTATTATCATCTGCATGACGATCTGGAGAGATATCCGGATGCATGGTGCTTTGTGGTATGGAGCCGGAGAGGACCGGGAAAAACATACAGTGCCCTGCGGTATGCTTATGAGGAAGGCATCCCGATCTGTTATATGAAACGGACAAAGGATGATGTCAAGACCGTATGCGGTGTGAGAGGAGGCATCGACCTCTCGCCTTATGTTCCGATCAACAGGGACGGCCATTATCACATCACATCACAGTTGATCTATGAAGGCATCGGAGGATTCTATGATCAGATAGATGAAGAGGGGAAGATCTCCGGACCTCCGTTCTCTTACATTATTTCCCTGAATGCTTTAAAGACCGTGAAGGGGTTCGACCTGTCCATCTGTGACTGGATGGTCCTGGATGAATTTATCCCACAACTGGGAGAAGTGGTCCGGCATAACGAGGGAGAAATGCTCCTGGATATGTATATGACGATCTCCAGGGACAGAGTGAAACGGGGACGGAAAGACCTGAAACTGATCCTGTTCGCCAATGCGGAGAACATCTCGACTCCGATTACATATGGCCTCGACATCGTTGATGACATGATCGATCTCCAGGCCTCCGGGGAGAGCCATCATTATATAGAGGACCGTGGCATTATGCTCCATCACATCACGGAGGCAGAGATCCCTATCAAGGAAGAAGAAAAGGGAGGTATCTATAAAGCCATGAAGGGGACCGCCTGGGGTGAGAAGGCTTTCGGAGGATCTTTTTCCTCCAACGATTTTTCCAATGTGGCAAAGGTCAACATGAAGAACTATGTTCCGGTGGTGGCCTGGAAGTACAAAGGAAAATATACTTACGTATACAGAAGGGAGGATATGTTGTACTTTACATCCTCCCGGAATGATGTCTGTGAACTGTTCGATCTGGACCGGGAGAACGATCAGAAACGGTTTTATTATGAATGGGTGATCGATCTCAGGACAGAATGCATCAACAATAAATGCAAGTTCAAGACCTATACGATGTATGACATCCTCATGAATTATAAAAAATTTTTCAAAGTGTGAAATATTTTACCAAAAATCAAAATATCGTCTGATACAGATCTTAATATTTCCTGTATAATTCAGGTATCATTATTAAGGAGGATACAGTAATGAAAGATGTAGAAAAGATGATGTGTCAGTTGGTTTTTGACAAAGGAAATCTTCTGGAAGTTTTGGAAAGTGAATGTGATGGCGTGAACATTTCCTGTTATATCGTAGAATTAAACGGAGAAAAATACACACTGACATCACATGATGGAGAATGGATTTATTTTAATCATATTATTCAAAGTGGGAGGTAGAATATGAAGGACTCAATTAAAACGATCCGGATCCGTGTAAAACGGTCCGATCTAATGGCACTCGTAAGAGCCTGTATCATGATCGAGTTTGATATGGAATATGATCAGGATACCAGGAGACGATACAGGGATCTGCATGAGAAGATCAAACAGATCTTACAGGGATGGGAGGTGCAAGATGACAATAAGTAAAGAAAGATATAACGAATTAATTCAGGGTATTGTAGGTTATCAGATGTTCAAAGATGTGTTAAATAATGCTGAGATAAGTTCGGAAGAAAAATTGCATGATATGTGGTTTATCGTGGAAACAGTTGAAAGAGAAATGGGGAGGTGTAAGAAATGACAACAAGCGGTGCTATTAAGGTCTTGGAAATGGTCAATCCGATCATCAAAAAGAGTACGAATTATGTCCGGAGGCTTGAGATCGATGAAGAGGACAAAAGCATCAAGTTCATCAACCTGTGGGGGACCATCCTCCACAGGCACTATTACCAGATGAACTGCAACTCCATCGATCTGTGCTACGACATATTCGATTATCTGACGGAGTAGGAGGTACGCAGATGGAGAAATATATAAAATATGAAACTGCCAGACAGTATCTGGTTGAGGCTTGTTCCGGTCTTGGTAGTAATGGTGGGTTAATGTTGAAGATCAAGTTCGATCAGGAACCAACCATTGATATAAGCACAGGAGAATGGGTTCCGACAAGGAAAGATTCTGACATTTCATTTTGTTCCAACTGTGAGAGTTATTGGATCATTCGTGATGACGCATACGATTATCTGTATTGTCCGAAATGCGGTGCAAAGATGGAAGTGATAGATAAAAGATGGAGGTGATAGATAATGAAAGACTTAACAGATTTAGAAAGAGATGCAACCAGACTGAAGGACCTTTTAGATGATTATTCGTTTGAAATGGACCGGATCTCATTTGACCAGTTTGACAGATGCCTGACAACTGCAAAGGATCTTGTAAAAGCAACCGCATACATATATGAGTTGAGTGAATCCGGAGAACGGATCCCGGAAAAACTGTTTGTGAATGTGATCCGACTGCATAATACGGCAGTCGATTACATAGAGGCCATGAAGGATTATATGAAAAAGGAGGATTAAAAAATGGCTTACACAAGAAAAGAATCACAGAGTAATGACTGGAAGGCAGTCAAGGACATGACGGGGTTCTCCGTCATCGGAACAAAGGACCGTTTCTCGATCTCTTTCGAGGTCTGTGAAGGGATGCGGATCGGTTTCAATGGGTGCCGTGTGGTATCCGGCAAAAACGGGGAGTTTATCTCCTTCCCTGCATGGAAGGATAAGAGTGGCAACTATCATGATTACTGCTACATCACACTGACTCCGGAAGAAGTATCAAAGATCATCAAGGCACTTGATTGATCGAACGATTCTTCGTATAATAAGGACAGGAAATAAATCCTGTCCTTATTTTTATGGAGGTGATCCAATGATGACGGATAAATGTTATGATTTATTATGTATCATCCAGAGATGGATCTCTGCCCTGGGTGTCCTTTATCTGGCCGTGGCCAAGATCTGGGGACTCCCGTGGGGGAATGAGATCAATCAGTCTGTTGTGGCCGTGTGTGCGTTCCTGGCAACCATCATCGAGATCCAGAAAAGCATCTGGAACAGAACACACACGATCCATATAGAAGGATTTCAGGAAGGAGAACACGAAGAATGAACAGTGATGTCTTGCTCGGGATGGTCCCTTCCCTGATCTCCCTGGCAGGGATCATCATCACGGCCCTGATCACAAATTCTCTTGTAAAATACAGAGTAGAACAGTTGGAAAAGAAGGTCGATAAGCACAACAACCTGATCGAGAGGATGTATGTCGTTGAGACCGAGATCAAGGATGTTAAGGAGGAAATCAGATGTATAAAGTAAAAGATTTTATCAAGGGCCTCATGCATCTGGCCCTGGAACGGGTGACCTATTATGATAATACTTATCCGTGCAACTGCGGTGAGATCAATCCGGACGGATCCATCTCGTTTGACTGTATCGGACTGGTCAAGAGTCTGATCAATGAACCGGATATCGCATATAAGACATCACCGGCCGGATATTTTGTCAGACCGGGACAGGTCATCCCGGACACAACGGAGAACGGGATCCTTCAGCTCTGCACGGGAGTTTCTACTTCCAATTTCCTGAAGGCAGTTCCGGGATCCTATCTGTGTATGTACGGCCGTCATGCAGGTGTGTATGTCGGAGAGTTCACGGATCCATCCGGAGTGTGTAATGTCATCGAGTGTACGGTGGCCTCATTTGATTCCGGTGTTACGACTTCCTATGTCGACAATGACGGGATCCGATGGAACCATAAAGGAGGATACCAGGAAGGAAAGTGGGATGCATATGGGATGCTTACTAAATATATTGATTATGGCTCTGATCCGGAACCTCCGAAGAAAAAGAAGGTCACGGTCCTGGGAGGATACCTGGAGATAGAGGAGGCATAAATGCCGAATTACAGTATGCCGACCAATCCGGTCGGATCCTATAATCCATTATGGATGCATTACAATGGTTATAACTGGGGGCAGGCCTGGAACACGGCCATAGTTGGTGATCCTCCACAGACCGGTGCGAATGTATTATCCAACTGTGTCGGATGGTGCGAGGGCAGAATGCTCCAGATCTATATGGAGATAACCGGATATGATCCGAATGCGACCGGAACACATCCGTTTACGAACTTCGGATATTATAATGCCGGTGAATGGTACCAGAAGGCCGTTGAATGGGGTTTTGAGACATTGGACCATCCGGAAGAGGGAACTGTCCTCGTGACCGGTTCTCATGTTGCCAATGTCGAGAGATATGATGAAGGCTACGGGTGGCTGATCTCCGAGTCCGGTTATGGTGATCCTACTCCATGGTACCTGCAATATTCCTTGTTTGGAAGTGGTACCAACTGGTACAGTAATTACGCAACGGATCCGACCGTGATCGGTTTTATAAAGATCCCCGGTGTAACTCCGGGACCTGCTATTTATGGACATTATGACCGGAGAAGATCAAGGAGGTTTCGATATGGACATTAAATTATGGGATAATTTCAAAAAGAAACGGAATAGTACACTTCAGCCAATTGGAGGCATCACGAAGAAAGTGATCCTGAAGGAGGAAACATCCATCGAGAGACCTTCCTTCATCCTTGCGGAGCCTGTTGCCAACTGGACTTATGTCCAGGCTTTTGACCGTTTTTATTTTGTCACGGATGTCATCAACCTGGATGGACATCGTTCCGAGATCGTCTGTGATGTTGATTATCTTGCAACGTATAAGCCGGATATCCTTGGATATACTGCTTTTGTTGAACGGGCCTCATCCTATTATGATGAATACATCAACGATCCCCTGTTATCCATCCGGCAGATGCCATCCAGAGTCGACCGGGTTGATACGGATCTGACCAATTATTTTGGATCCGGATGCTTTATCGCAGAGGTCCTTGCAAAAGATAAAGGAGTCTCCCTGTATGCGACTCCGAACCTTCTTCCATACCAGGAGATATTAAACCCTGGTGTTTACTCCCAGACTGATATCGATGACTGGGTGGTCTCCAGGATCTCACAGGCTTTTGATCTGGATGTCTACATCGGTTCCATTAAATGGATGCCGTTCACATACAGTGACATCGGAACTAGTATGTCATCGTTCTGGATCGGACCGGTCAACCTGGCCAACCTTCCGAACTGGGGAACAAAAGGGTATGTAACTTATGAAGTGTATGCCAATGCGACCAGGGGAGACACATGGACATTAAGCCTCCCTGTTTCCGGGTATTACGGGGATTTCCGTGACTGCAATTCTAATTACACAAGATATACGGTATATCTCCCAGGTGTCGGAATCGTTCCTTTAAATGCCAATATCGTCGGATATTGTGTCCGGAACGGATATAGCATCGGAGTCAATACCATGACGGACCTGATCTCCGGTGAGATCACATACATATTTGGCATCCAGGAGACCGCATCCTATATCGCACGGTTTTCCGGAAATATATCCGTGACCGTGCCGATCGGAAAATCGACGGTCGATGTCGAGAAATCCGCAAAGATGTTTGCCGGTTCCGTGGCCACAGGGGCCATGGTCGGAGGAGGTTGGGGTGCCGTTGGGGGTGCCGTTGTGGGTGCCGTTGAGGCCATTTATAATGAAATGACTCCGAACACATCCATCATGGTCGGAGGATCCGGAAACAAACTGGAGTTACAGACAAACAGATATGTCATGCGGTTATCCAGGGAACAATATGGATCCAAAGAGTATCCGACACAGGTGGCCGGGAGACCTCTCATGCAGAATGTTCTCCTGGGGAACCTGTCCGGATATGTAAAATGTGGTAACGCATCCGTCCCGTTGAACGCACAGGAGGTTGACATGACTGCCGTCAACAATTTCCTTAATTCAGGATTTTACATTGAATAAATATATGATATAATAGCGAAAAGACCTCCCCGGAATGTGCCTCTGATCGTATGCGTAGGCATGGAGGTTTGTCTGATCAACAGTTAATCCGGGGAGGCATTTATAAAAGGAGGACAAAACAATGACATTAGGAGAGATCATCGCACTCGCAAAAGCCGGGTACAAGAAACAGGACATCGATGAACTTCTGGCCATCAAGGTTGACGAACCTGATCCGGAGCCGGAAGATCCAAAAAGTACGGAAAATCCATCCGGATCTGAAGGTGATCCGGAGCCATCTCCGGAAGATCCTGAAGAGAAACCTGACTTTGAAGATATGTATAACTCTTTACAGAAAGAGTTTGACAAATTAAAGGAAGATTTAAAGAAAGCCCAGGAGAAAAATGTCCATCAGAACAATGGAGGAAACGATCCGGATCCGTATAAGGACCTGGAGGAGGCTCTCCGGGGTTATATGTAAAAAGGAGGAAAAAACAATGGCTAGAACTTTAACCACAAAAGATGCCTATCAGATCATCAACCTGATGGTCAAAGAGGCAACCGGCCAGGATGCGACCATCCAGGCCGTGGACGAATCAACATTTGTGTCGGTCGGTGAAAAAATCCTGGCATCCGGTGTCGAGGCAACATTAAATGCATTATCCATGGTGTTAGGCCGGACACTTGTTGCGGTCAGACCATACAAAGCAAAATTTAATCTGGTAAACGCACTTAATTCCGGACTGTACGCAAACAGAGTGAGAAAGATCTCATTCTACTCCCGTCATGCCGTTCCGGACGGTGCAGAGAATACGGATCTTTATACCAACTTCGCAAACGGTTACGATAACGGAACCAATGGAGGTGTATCGACTCCTTCCATGTGGGTACAGAATCAGCCTCTGCCACTGGAACTGAACTTCGGAGGTTCTTCTGAATGGCAGACATCGACCACCGTTTACGAGAAACAGTTGCAGGTGGCATTCCGTTCATCTGCTGATTTCATCCGTTTCGTAGATGGTATCATGGTCGAGAAGGCCAACGACATCGAGAGCATGAAAGAGGCATTCAACCGCATGGCAGTCCTGAATGCGATTGCCGGATGCTATGATCTGTCTGCATCCATGGGAGGCTCTGTCATCAATATGACCAAAGCATTTAATGACTATTACGGCACATCTTACACAACTTCACAGTTGTTAAGCACTTACCTGACAGAATTTACCGAGTTCTTTGTCAGCACCGTGAAGAAGGTCAGCAACTACATGACGAACAGATCTAAAAAATATCACTGGTCTCCGACCAAGACTGTCAACGGTGTGACTTATGAACTTTTGAGACACACTCCAAAAGACCGCCAGAAGATGCTCATGCTTTCGGACTTCTGGATCAAAAGTGAGTCTTTGGTAAAACCTCAGGTGTTCAATGACTCCTTTATTTCCTTCGGCAACTTCGAGGCCGTTGATTTCTGGCAGAATGAGATGGAGCCATCCAAGATCTCCATCACTCCGGCCATCCCGGATGTTGCCGGAACAAACTCCGGTGCCCAGACTGCCGGCACGGCCGTTGCCCTGGATTACGTTCTCGGATTCATGTTCGATGAAGATGGAGTGATGTTGGATTACCAGTTCGAGGATGCATCGACTACTCCAAAAGAGGCACGTAAGCATTACCGCAACATCTGGTGGACGATTCGTCGGAATGCTATGGTGGACTTCACCGAGAACATGGTCCTGTTCTATATGGCAGATCCTGTCGGTGGTGGCAGAGCCAAAGAGTCCGATGAAAAGAAGAAAGAAGGTCCTGTTGAAACGAAAGAAGGGGAGGAGTGATCTCCTCCCTTCTTATCAAATATAAGGAGGATTAGATCATGCAGAATGATATGTTAAAAAATAATATCGCACCGTGGCAGGAAAAAGGGCGGTGGTATCATGGCGTTTTTGATTGCACTTCGCACACATTAGATACAAATAAAACTGATATTGAAATTATTAATAATTTCACATTTACGACTATAAGTAATTGGTATTGTCTATATCAGGCATCAAATAAATATGATATTTTAGATATTCACAGAAAATTTAAAAATTACACATCAGGAAGCACCAGTGGTATTTCTGAATTTTATATCACGAGTTCAGGCGTGATTTGCCCTGCTATTGCACAATCAAGTAGTACAGCCGGTACTGTTGAATTTTGGATTTTTTTATTGAAAAAATAAATTATGTATATTCCAATTAATTACAATAAAATAAGAAATATCAACGCCTGCTATAAATGGATGAAATTATGTATATTCCAATGAATTACGAAAAACTGAATAATATTAATTCGTTGTATATTCCTTCAAACGTAAAACTAAATTCCCAGATCTTCAACTTCTGGGAACGGTCATTGTTCCAGAGGGCCATGTCCATCATTGATATCGATGTCCCGGATGAATGGAAGGGAAGTGTGAAGGATTTCCTTTATTACTGCCTTTTCCGGTTTGGATCCGTGGCGGTCTTTTACCGGCCAGAAACGGGTATATCATTTAATCCTGGTAATCTGTACGGGTATGATTTTTATTATCAGCCGACAAATTACCTGATCGCAAATCCGACACTGAATGAATCCCTGGATCTCAAGATCCATGTAGATACGGAAATTATCAAACTAACTCCGGATTTTTGCGGTATCTGGGACATCATATTCTATTATTCAGAAAAACTGTCAATGTTGGATTCTGCCATCAATATGAGCATTATAAACAGTAAACTGGCCTGGATCATCGGAGCGAGAAATAAATCATTCGCCCAGACAGTCAAGAAGATCTTCGACAAGATCAACAGGGGTGATCCTTTGGTGGTCTACGATGCGAAAATGCAGGATGATCCACAGACAAAGAAAGAACCGTGGCAGTTCCTGGAACGGTCCTCGATCAAGAACAGTTATATCACATCGGACCTTCTGATGGACTTCCAGACCGTTTTGAACGACTTTGACAACCAGATCGGTATTCCGACTGTTCCATATCAGAAAAAGGAACGTATGGTAACATATGAGGCAGAATCCAGGATGATGGACGGAACCTCAAGGGCCGTTGTCTGGAAAAAAACACTGGACGAGAGTTTTGAACTGGTCAATGCCATGTTCGGTCTGGATCTGTCCTGTGAACTGCGGTTTGATCCGGAAGATATCAAAGAACAGGAGGTATCCGAAGATGAGCAACTTTAAAGCAACCATTTATGGGTTCGATTATTATCTGGACGGTGGCCTGTTCAAAGATCTAACCCTTCCGGAAGGGATTGACAAGGATGTCCTGGTCGATACGATCCTGATGGAATGCGGTGAGATGCAACCAGTCTTTACGGATGCCGAGTTCATGCAGAAGATGATCGGATCATGGGGAAAGAAATATGCATGGACCTTTGAGAAATGGATCAAGGCCATGGATATCGAATATGATCCGCTTTATAACTATGACCGTCATGAGGACTGGGACAACACGACCACTCTCAATAATAAGAGCGAGGCCACAACAAAGAAATCATCCTATGATTCCGATGCACTGACTCCATATGATAAGGTCGAAGGAACAGATGACAATAATGGACATGAGATCCGTAAAGGGCATCTGTATGGCAATATCGGAGTTACAACCAGTCAGCAGATGTTGGAGTCAGAGTTTAAGGTGGCTGAATGGAATATATACGAACATATCAAAGATCTTTTCATGCAGACATTCTGCATCATGATCTATTAAGGAGGTAAGAAAATGATTGAAAAGTATCCGTATTCGGATTTTAATGAATTTAATCTCGACTGGGTGATCAGGAAGATCCGGGACCTTGAGACTTCCATGACGGATTACGAGGCACTGCATTCCATCACTTTCGGAGGTGACTGGGATATCTCCAAGCAGTACCAGGCATGGACGATCGTATCTGATCCGATATCACATGATGGATATCTGTCCCTGAAACCGGTTCCGAACAATGTCCTTCTGACAGATACCGATTACTGGCTGAAGATCGCAGACTACACGACAGGCCTGGCAAATGTCAATGCAAGGGTTGATGCAGTAGAGAATGATATCACGAACAACATCGATCCGGCCATCACAACCCTTCAGAATGATGTCACACTGATCGGAAACCATATCACAAACGATGTCGATCCGGCTATTTCATCCTTACAGGATGATGTCAGCCTCTGCAAAAATCGTAAGATCCTCATTTTTGGCGATTCCTATTTTGAGGATAATCCTCCATCCGGAGAAACATCCTTCCGGGATCATCTGGATGCATTACTCGCCAATGTTCCGAATGTAGAGTATGAACTGAAATCAGATGGTGGTGAAGGTTTTGGACAATCCGGAACGTATGCTTTCCTGTACGATGTCACTAATTATGTACCAACATTCGGCGCAGATGAGATCACGGATGTGTTCTTTGTCGGAGGCTACAACGACAGGAACAATGCAACCGCAGACATCCTCTCCGGAATGTCCAGTTGCTTTGGCCTTGTACATTCCAAATATCCGAATGCGAAAATTGCGGTCGGTCATTTTGGATGGTCCGGAACTTTAGTCAGTGATGATCGGGATCTCATTGTAACTAAATCCCTTCTGAATTATCACAGATGCAAAGATTATGGTGCATCCTATATGACCAATTCAGAGTTCACATTACATAATTATGATCTGTTATGGATCGGAGATCTGTTCCATCCTAATGGCAACGGACATAAGGAACTCGCAAAACAAATCCTGAATTTCATCCTGAATGGCTCCTGTGATGTCCATTATGGATTTAAGAGAGTACAATTCAACCAAGGTGATATTGTAGCAACAAATACATCAACCCCTTACGATGTAGGATATAAACTTGATAATGACATCGTGACGATCTATCCTCCAAACAAGGAGATCCTCTTTACTTCCTGGTATGACCTGAATGTCACTCAGCAGACACAGGTTCTGCAAATGACAACCAACTCCAACGGATTCAGAGGGTATGCAATCGGTATGTATGACACTGCGGATTATTACAAAGAGAAACTGCCTCTGAGCGGATATCTCCAGGTAACGGATGGAGGAGTTGCAGTTTTTAGGGATCTCGCTCCATGCCTATGCGTATTAAGAGGAGGGTTCCTGTATATCAGGCCTTACGGCATCAATTCAGATCGTGATAACTTTGATACATATGATGATCTTCAGGCGATT